TTGGACTTGTTTCTCACCTGTAAACAGGTCATCAATCTGGCTTGCTATCTGTCCAATATCTTGAACAGTGTTAATGTGTGTCTTGATAAAATCTACACTTTGTTTAACAAGTGCAATTCCAGCTAGGGCAGTACTGATTGGTTCCATAACTAATCCTTACTAAAATATTTACTGATACCAGAAAGCAAACCTTTGTCTTTCTTCTTCTTCTTCTTAGTGTCGTATTGTTTTGTATAGGTTTTCTTAGCTATAGGAGTTTTTGTATACTTCTTAGAGGATTTAACAACCTTCTGAGGTGTAACACCAGTACCCTTAGTACCCTTGTGTACTTTCTTAGCTTCCATACCTAGTTGCCTAGATATCTTTTCTAGTGTACCCTCGTCCTTATTTACTCCAACAATATTCTTTGCCATAATTATACCTTCATAAGTAAAGAGGCAGCGAGGCCAACGATGACTACCGTTGACCCCATAATCATTGCTTCCAAACGCCACAAGCGTTTATCTAAGCCTGACAGTTTGTCTTCCACAGAGGCATAGCGAACTGCACATTCTTTTTCGTGTGCTTCCAGTTCTATGGCTACTCTGAGTTCTGGTGATACTGACTGTTCTAGGTTCATTCTGGTGTTTCTTCTACAGTTACGACAACTGCCCAAGACTGAGTACCTTCGTTCCATTGGTATTTCTCGCCATCATCGGGATAAGCAACAGGTGCTTCCCAGAGGCAAGTGTCATCATTTAGTGTCCAGCTTGCGAATTGCTTGGGCGGAATAAACGCATCAAGAATAGGATCATAAGTAAAGCCGACACCAGCGTAGTTCTTTCTAAATGGTGTCTTGCCGTCTGTGTGTTGTCCTGCAAACGTGTTGTAACTTGTCCTTTTGCAAGCCTGCCCAACCTTCAAAGAATAATAATGCTCCCAATCCATAAGACCTTCATCTTTTCCGGTGATAACTTGAGTAACAATATTGCTCTCATTTAGAAATGCGTAATGCGCCATTTATACCTCACGAAAATGATATGCTGTCTGTTCCAGCAGTAAATGTTGTTGTTGTAAAGCCTGCACTAGTGGAGGATGAGCTAGTCAAACCAGCACCAACACTTATAGTATAAGAATCTGGGTACTTTATAATAACCACACCAGACCCGCCACTTGCGCCGCTACCTTCACTGCCGTATGCACCCGCACCTGTTGCACCGTTTCCAGTATTTGCTGCACCCGCTGTAGAGTTTCGGTAAGTAGTGGGTGGACAGCCAGCACCACCCGCACATAGGGTTGTGCCTGTGACTATATTTGCCTTACCAGAACCACCGGCTCTGCCAGCGTTATAAGCTTGTCCAGCACTACCAGCACCGCCACCACCGCCGCCGCCACCAGATTGATATGCGCCACTAGCACCGCCAGCATTACCATATCCAGTAGCCCCTGAAGGACTTGTCTGGGTGGAAGAACCACCCGCCCGAAGGCTTTCAGAACCGCCAGCACCAGAACCGCCACTACCGCCATCAGAGCCGAAATCTGCTCCACCTCCACCTCCAATAGCTGTAAACGTATTAAATACTGCGTTACTTCCTTGATTTCCCACAGTAAATTTGTCTGTTGCTGCACCACCAGCACCGACAGTTACAGTGTAATTTGTATTAATTGACGCAACAAATCCAGTAGCCTCAACGAGACCACCCGCACCAGAACCACCATTAGCACCACCATATCCTTCGGCAGCGGCTGTTCCACCGGCTCCCGCAGCAATTACTGCGTCAATGCTAAAGTTTTCCCCAACAGAAGTTATAATAGACCATTGAGTTCCGTCATAATATTCTACACTGGTTGTTGTAGTGTTGTATCTAACCATCCCCGCAACAGGCGAAGTCGGGCGTTGGGCTGTAGTTCCAGATGGAACGGTAATTGCACCTGTGCCGCCTACGGTCATATCGCCATTGGAAGCGACTGTAAGCTGGTCGTGATTATCTATGCCCAGACTTGTAAGTGTTGGGGTCGGAATACCAGTTAGGTTTGCACCGGATACCGCTGGCAGTGTTGCTGGAAATCTACCATCAGGCAGAGTTCCTGTTGTTAATGCAGACGCATCATTAGAAGCGGGAACATTATCCAATGCACCCGCTACGATGTCGCCGTTAGCGTCAACTAGGTTTGCAATGTCTCTTGCTCTAGTCATGGTGTTTCTCCTTCAGCAGCAGCTTCAGCAGCAGCAATAGCAGCTTGTTCTGCGTCATATGCTGCTTGCCAAGCATCTACACACCATTGGTATGGAGACAAATCTGTGATTGCAGTATTAACAGGGTTGCCATCAGCATCCTTGCTTTCAACATCACCTTTCGTGTCATACCATTGCAGCGCATGAAACTCGCTAGGCAATGCAGACAAGTCTAAGTCTGTATATGCAGCACCGTCTTTTACGACTGTGCCATCTTCTTTAATTATTGATACTCTCATTGCTTAACCTCAATCATATCCATCAGCGTTGGGTTGTTTATTTTCTCTAGCAAATCGTGGCTGGTTGCGTTCTGCTTGACCATCTCATTGCGAAAACTTTCAACAGCCGCACCTGTCTGGCGTGATTGCTGTGCGTTCTCAATAAGCAGCATTGGCATCCAAGCCATAGCGCAGCCAAACTCATCTACGTCCTTACCTGTGTTAGCGTCTTTGCCAGCTAGCTTGATAAACCAAGCGCAGTCTAGCTGCTTGCAAGGCTCAAAGCTGTTGAGTGGGCAGTTATGTTTTACCTCTAACTGCATCAGTCTTTACTCGCCATAATAACGTCAACGTACTTCACGTTGATTGCTGCTGTACCGCCTGAGAATGTTGCTGATAATGAGTGGCTGTGTGAGCCGCCTCCACCTGTATTCAGTATCGCAGCATTAGTAGTACTAGTGCCACCAGTTTGAGATTCTACACGCCATCCATATGGCCCGCTGTCATATCTATAAACATCATGGTTGTGACTTGGCATTTCAGCAATCGTCAGTGTGTGTGCGCCAGTAGAACCAGCAATCGTACCTGTTACGCTTGGCGTTGCCAGTGCGGTAGACAACCCAGATGAACCACCGCTACCGACTGTGCCGCTTACAATACGCAATGCAGCATCATCGTCTGTAGTTATCTTAGTCCAACCTGTGGGGGCTGCGGTCTGACCAAACAGCATTTTTGTTCCCGCTGCAAAAGAGATAAGCCCTGTTAAAGCGGAACCATCACCAGCAAAGCTTGTTGCAGTTACCGCACCACCGGCTGTAACTGTAACCTGATCGTGGTTGTCCAAGCCAAGGCTGCTTAGTGTTGGAGTGCTTACTGTACCACCTACCCAATTGGAGCCATTGTACTGTAGGAACTGACCATTTGTTGCGCCAGATGCAGCTACATCGTTGGCATCATTGATGCTAAAGTTGCTGATAGAAAACGTGCCGTAAGCTACAGTATCTAATGTGTCACCCGCTGCCGCACCAGTTGCTAAAACAATGTCGGTGCCGCTTGTCGCTGTAAAGTCTGTTCCAACAATTAGCTTAATACCGTTGAGGTACACATCAATGTAACCAGCGTCATATGTTGCAGCAAATGTGGTTTGACCAGCCGTTGCTGTGTAAGTTGTGCGCTGTGATGTTCCGTTTACTGATGAGCCAGCGTTCTGGAAACCTGACGCACCATACACCTTCATAGTATCTGATGATGTATCAAACCAGAGATCACCTATTGTTGGTGACGATGGTGCTGTTGCATCAATAAAATAAGTATCACCGAAAGCGTTGATATCAGCTAGGTTGTTAGATGCGTTAATAACAGCAGCTATGTCTGCGCCAACAAGATTGACGTTAGCAATGTTGTTAGCCACTACGTCAATCTCTGAGGTAGCCTCATTAAGATCGTTAGCTACTGTGACTACTTTAGCTACTTCAGCAGCAATTGCTGAGATATCAGATGCGTTGGTAGCCGCAGCAGTAACGTCAGCAGCAATACCAGCAACAGTTGTAATGTTGGCAGAGATGCCAGCCGCAGTGTTTACGTTGGCAATGTTTGTTGCCACGGTTCCAATGTCAGTTGCATCAGCAACTACAGCGTTGATGTTGGTTGTGTTACCAGCGACAGTTGTAACATTAGCTGCAATGCCTGAGACTGTGGTTACGTCAGATGAAATACCAGCCACAACACCGATGTCTGTTCCATCAGCAGCCACTGTAGTTACATCAGCAGAGATACCGGCAACCGTGTTGACGTTAGCAATGTTGGTTGAGACTGTGCCAATGTCGGTAGCGTCAGCTACAACAGCAGTGACATCAGATGAGATACCTGCAACTGTAGTAACATCAGCATCAATACCAGCAACAGTGTTAACATCAGCTATGTTAGTGGCAACCGTATTTACGTCTGCAATGTTAGTAGCTACAGTATTAACATTAGCTACATCATTTGCCACTGTATTAAGATTTGGTATGTTTAGAGCGTTTAGTTGTGCCTTGTCTGCTAGTGTTAGCCAAGTATTCTCTAAGTAGTCTTTAGTAGCTACATCCTGAGCGTTGGTTGGATTACCCACGTTCTTAATAGGTTTGTTTTGAGCGTCCCACTTATCATCTACGTCTACAGTGATGGACTCATTGGCTTTATCAATAGCTTCCTGAGAACCAAAGAACACCTGATCAATAGCTGTATCCAGAGCTAGTTCAGTTAGCACTGCACCGTCTGCAAAGTCTACAGCCTTAGTAACCAAGTCTGTGTTACGCTGAATACGCACATCACTCCCTGCTACGACAGCAGGAGAGAACGTAAGTGTAGTCGAGTTAGGCGCAGAGAAGGCAACAACATAAGTGTTGCCCCCTACTGCTGTACCTGTTGAAGCGTTGTTCTGAAATACCACTACCCCATCTACGTAGGCAGTAATATCTACCGCTGCTAGATAGGAGAATGGAAATGAAAAACTGCTTTGCGGAGCCGCAATGTTTGTGTACAGTTGTACAGAGTTACTCATTTAATTACTCCCTTGGGAAAATATCCCCTTAATTCTATCCTCAATGGCTGACTGATTACCCTTCATCCACTCTTGACCTTCTTTAGTCTTTGCGGCTTCTCCTGCAACTTTATTATTAGTCCAGAAAGCAGTAGCAAGTCGAGGGTTAAAAGCACCCTTAACATCTACTAGGAAACCCCTAGAGTCAAAGATACCACTAGCAGCATTAGCTTCATATGGGTCTTTACCTACTAGCACATCCCAAGCAATATTACGATAAGCTGTAATTG